CATAGCCCGGAGGCCCCTCGCGCGCTCCTGGGGCAACCTCGCGCGATCCCGCGCCGCCGCCAATCCGACCGTTGAAAAGTCCCGAGTTACGCACATTGTCTGCCAGAATGTCCGTTGAAAAGTCCCGAGTTATCAACGTTGGGATGTGCAGAACCCGGCACAGAGCGAGAGCTTTCGAGTTACTCACAAGTTACGCACAAGTTGTCAACAGAGTTTTCAACACTCCAAGGTGAGCGCTCGCAAGCACTTAAAGCGAAATGTTGAAAAGTCGGCCCCTCTACTACTGCTATTAGATACTCTTAAAGAGATAGAAGAAGTAGCACGGCGCTCGAGCCGATGAGCTCGCGCCGCTCGCGCCGCAGCGCCCCAGGCGCTCGCGCCGGTCCTGTCCGCATCCGCTCTCGCGCAGCTCGAGCGCTCGCCCGCTGCCGCCGAGCTCGGCGCGCGCCATATGCGGCCGGTTCCCGCATGTCCGCATGTTACGTAACAGCCGCAAACATCTCTTGCGCGCTATCATCTCGGATGATATTCTTCATCCATAGAAAGCGCGCCGCAATCTCGCGGCCGCCAACCCCAGAGGATGCGATGCACAACTTCTACTATTCGACCGATCACAGCGCTGCGGTCACCGAGACGGTTTATCGCGATGGCAGCAAGCAGCTGCAGATTGGCCTCTCGCTGCGCGGCGAAATCGTGCACGCAGCGAGCTGCGCGAAGCCGCGTGGTGGCGAGTGGACGAATGTGCAGCTCGTCGCACATGAGCTTGATACGGTGGCTGCTATCGCGCTCGCCGAAGCGCTGACCAAGCTCGCCGCGCTCCGCGTTTAATCTCTCTCTCTCTTTCTCTCCTCGAGGACCGACCAATGTCACGCTGCACACGCGCCAACATCATCAAGCTCGCGGCCGCTTTCCGCGCCGAGTTCAACGACGCGCTCGAGCTCGAGCAGCTCGCTGCTCTCGACCAAGAGAATGCCGACCGCATCGCAAAAGGCGACGAGCTCTTTGAGGTCAAGCTCGAGCCCGTGTCTGATTGGAACCCGAAGCCGCGCCGCGTCGTCGCGTGGCGCTAGCCGCTCACTTTCCCTTACTCGAGGTATCCGCAATGCCCAAGACCGCCGAGGACCTACGCGACATGAGCGAAGAGCTCGCCGAGCTGCAGCACGAGATCGCCGAGCGCGTGCTCCGCGCGAAGGAGCTGCTCCGCAGCGCGCCGAGCGAGATCAATCAGCGCGCGCGCTATTGGCTCTCGCAGCTCGAGGTCGCCCTGAGCGACGAACACGAGTGGGTCGGCTCGAGCGCGTGCACGATGGCCGACACGGTCGACGAGCTCGACGAGGCTGCCGACGAGCGCGAGGATGAAGAGCTCGCGCTGCACGACGACGCCGAGACCGAGGATCCGACCGATGCCTAAGCCGACCATGGTCGCCGGCCAGCTCGAGATCCTCGACACGGCGCGCGGCTTCCGCTGCACCTATACGCTCGCGCGAAAGTGCATCCTCGAGTCGGATGGCGCGCTCGGCGTTCGCTTCTTCGTCATCGCGCAATACGACACCAGCGGCAGCGCGCGCGTGGCGCCGTTCCTCAGCGAGCCGCCGGCGCGCGAGCACTTCGCCGCGTTCACGACGCCAATCCGCAATGAGCCGCCCCAGGTGGACAAGTCTCCGAAGCGCTGATATCCTTCACCCCGAGCCCGCAATGCTTACCCGACTCGCACGACTCCTGCAATCCCTTATCCTCAAGATCGGAGAGGCCGACCTATGGACCTGATCCCCGCCAACCTGCCGCGCGTCGATGTCTCACTCGATGACTCGCTCCGCGCGCTAAAAGCCGAGCTCCGCCGCGAGTTCCCGACGACCAATTTTTCTATTCGCCGCAGCCGCGGCACCGGGTATGGCTATGTCTCTGTCCAATGGACCGACGGCCCAAAGGCCGACGCGGTGCGCGAGATCTGCGCGCACTATGAGGGCGAGCGCTTCGACGGGATGACCGACAGCGCGAGCCCGCTCTTCACCATCGACGCCGACGCCGAGGGGAATCTTCGCCGCGTCTGCCACGGGATCCGCGGCTGCCTGACGAGCCGCCACTACTCGCCCGAGCTGCGCGCCGACGTCCTGCGGCGCCTCATCGACCGCTGCGCGTGTCNCTCGCTGCTCGATGCCGAGCGGCTCGTGCTGCGCACGCTCGAGGATGCCGAGCTCATCCGCCGGTGCGCGCACGTGCGGCTCTGGGGCGAGTGGATCGATACCCTCGTGCACCGCGCGCTCGAGGACCGCTATCAGCATTACGCCTTTCTCTGGGAGAACCCGACATGATCACGCCCAACGCCCTGCTCCCGTCTCAGGTCGCGCGCCTCTGTGGCGTCAAGCCGCAGAGCGTCGACAAGGAGCTCAAGCGCGCCGGCTCGCTGCTCGAGCTCTTCGAGTTCGCCGGCACCAAGATGATCACCCTCCGGTCGGTCAAGCGATGGCAGAAGGTGCGCGCCAAGCGCGCCGCCGCCCAGGTCGCGCGAATCGAGGGGGCGCCGGTCCCGTGATTCCGCACTCCGCCGTCGTGACGCTCGAGCTCGTCGTCATCGCCGCCTGTCTGGTGGCGATCGCGAGACAGCTCCGCGAGTTCTGGTCGTGACATGCAACCCTCCCTTTCCCTCTCACGCACGAGCCCCGCAATGGCTACCGGCTACCGCTTGCAGCACCTCCTGACGAGCCGACTGAGCGAGATCGCTTTCGCGACCGCGACGTCCGCCGCGCTCTTCCAACTGAACACCGCGCCGCACGCGAGCGCGGATTACATCGTCGTCCCCATCGCGCTGCCCTGCGACTGCCACGCGGATTATGTCGCGGCGAGTGTCTGCTGCGGCGCGCCGATGCGCGGCGCCCTGGTCGCGGGGAGCTACTGCCCGAGCTGCCGCGCCGACTGCGAAGTCGTGCTCTATTGCCCATCCTGCAGGACCGAGCTCATTCCGGAGCTCTTCCCTACCACCCAGCACGAGGATAACGCCCGATGACGAACGCCAAGGCCGCCCCGCCGATCCACGAGCAGCTGCTCACCGTCCCGCTCGACAAGCTCGTCCCCAGCGACCTGAATCCGCGCGAGGCCTATCCGCCCGATGGATTGCGCGAGCTCGGCGAGTCCCTGGTCGCCGGCCAGCTCACGCCGCTCCTCGTGCGCGCGCACAAGAAGCGCCCGGGGCACTATGAGATCGCCGCCGGTCATCGCCGGCTGCTCGCGGCCAGGGCGGCGAACCTCGACGCGCTCTGGTGCCGCGTCTTCGCGCCCGTCGACGACGCGGCCTTCCTCGAGGCGCTCACCAGTGAGCAGGTGCAACACGAGGACTTCACGCCGCTCGAGGAGGCGCAGAGCTATAAGAACCTGCAGACGGTCGGGAAGCTCGACGTCGCGCAGATCGCCGGCCGCGTCAAGAAGGAGGAGCGCTATATCCGCGACCGGCTGCGGCTCCTCGAGCTCATTCAGCGACTGCAGAAGGCGCTGCGTGACGGTGAGATCACGCTCGAGCACGCCATCATCCTCGCGCGGCTCAAGCCGACGGACCAGAAGAAGGTGCACGACTTCGGCCTCTTTCAGGCGCTCCCGTTCTTCGATGGCCCGAGCGAGCGCAAGGCGGTGAGCCCGCGCGAGCTGCAGCGATGGATCGACGCCAATATCCGTTTTCGCGTCGAGGACGCGCCGGTCGACCTCTTCCCCGCGACGCTCGAGAAGGTGAAGGCCGCGACTGAGGCGCAGCAGAAGGTCGTGCCGATCACGCTCGAGCACGCGCTCAAGGATGGCGCGAAGGACAAGGAGCGCACCTACACCGTGCGCAGCTGGAAGCCGACCAAGGGCAAGCCGTGCGAGCACCAGGTGCTCGGCGTCTTCGTGGCCGGGCAGCAGCGCGGCGAGGCGATCGAGGTCTGCCTCGAGCGGAAGAAGTGCGCGACCCACTGGCCCGAGGAAGTGCGCGCGGCGAAGCGCGAGGGGACGGCGAAGGCGAGCAACGACCGCGAGGCGATGGCGAAGGCCGACGCGAAGCGGAAGGAGGAAGAGGCGGCGCGCGAGCGTGAGGTCGCCAAGTGGGTCGCGGCCGCGCCGGCCGTCTGCTCCGCGATCGTGCAGAAGATCGGCAAGCTCTCGAGCGCGCAGCTGGTGAAGCACGCGACGGACGGGCTCGAGGCCGAGGGCTACGGCAAGGAGGGCATCCAGTCGCTGCTGCCCGCGAAGGATCCGCGGCGCGCGCTCGAGCTCGTCGTCGCGCACGAGCTCGTCGGCCGACTCTTCGGGAGTTGGCACCTGCAGCACCAGCTCCCGCGCATCGCGAAGACGTTCGGCGTGGACGTCAAGCCGCTGCTGACGGCCGCCGAGCGCTCGCTCGAGCCGAAGCCCGCCGCCGCGCCCAAGGCCAAGGCGCCGCGCAAGCCGAAGGCGAAGAAGTGAGGTGGCGCGCCCTGCATATGCCGGCCCTGATCGGTTCCGCACGACCGGGAACCGACCAGGCGCTGCAGTCGCGCCGCCGCGCGATGCTCGAGCAGCTCTGCTCCCTCGTCGGCGGCCGCTCGATTGATGAGGTCGCGGGGATCGAGTGCCGCTATCTGCTCACCCGCGGCGCGGCGCGCATCTTCCTGTTGCATGGCGCGAAGCTCGAGCTCTGGGAAGAGGTCCGCCATACGTGGCGCGGCGACGTGAGCACGTTCACGATCTATGGCTGCGCGACCTGGGATCCCCGTTAACCTGATTGGAGGCGTGATGTTCCACCCGATGCTGAAGGCCGGCGACCCGCTGCGCGAGCTGCTCACCGAGATCACCGCGAAGCATTCCTCGCTGCCCTATCCCAAGCTGCGGCGAATCGTCGACCCGCTCGTGATGCTCTACCTGGACGCCGCGCCCGACCTGCACGAGGCGTTGCTCGATGTCTATCGGCAGCTGCTCGACACGCGGCTCGGGCTCGAGGTCGTCGCCGCCCGGATCCACGAGGAGGCGCTCCGCATCCCGATGAAGGACCGCGCGCTCTTGCAGTCGGTCGCCGAGCGCCGCGGCCTGACGCGCGCCGACTTCCTCACCATACTCTACGGCGATTCCTTCCCTAACCCCGACCCCGCTCCCGACCAATGACCAGCCCCGCATCCTCGCCCCGCTTCCGCCCCGCCCGGATCCGCCGCCTCTTCGACCGCTTCGCGCTCGAGCACCAGCGCCTCGCGGCGCGCCTCGACCGCGCGGCCGACGAGATCGCGCGCGAGGTCCTCGAGAACCGCGCGCCGCTCCCGCTCGCCGTGCTCGAGGCGCGCGCGCGATTCAAGCTCGCCCCCTCCGACCGGCGCGTCGTCGTCTACCCGGACGGCCTGGTCCGTCACCGGATCGTCGAGGCGCTCGTCGTCGCCGGCCGACCCAGGGACGCCGCGAAGGTGGCCGCCGGCGTCATCCCCGCCTATCCGGGCAAGATCCCCGGCGGGAGCATCTTCCTGCTCGACCCGCACCAAGCCGAGTGGATCCTCGACGGCCGCAGCATCCCGCTCCCCGCGCGCTCGCGTATCGACCTGGGGCCGTTGTAATGCGCGGCCTCACCCTGCATCAACCGTGGGCCGCGCTGCTCGTGATCGGCGAGAAGCGGCTCGAGACACGGCCGCGCCGGATCAGCTATCGCGGGTGGGTCGCCATCCACGCGAGCAAGGCGCCGGTCGGCGTGCTGCACGTCGATGGGGCTCAGGCAGCGCTCGAGCGCCACGGCTTGTCGCTTGATTCGCTGCCGCGCGGCGCGGTGCTCGCGGTCGGCAAGCTCGAGGCGGTCGCGCCCGTCGAGGATGTCGCCCTCGTCGTCGGGCGCGCCATCCAGGCCGGCCGATGGCCGCGCGACGAGCTCCGCTTCGGCGACTTCTCCCCCGGCCGGTGGGCGTGGCACTTCACGACGATGCTCGTGCTCTCGCGGCCCTACCCGCTGCGCGGGATGCAGGGGCTCTTCCCGATCGCGCCGCGCGACCAGGTCGCCATCAGGGAGCTCTGCCGCTGATGCGCGTCCTCTCGCTCTTCTCAGGTGCCGGCGGCGCGGATCTCGCGCTCGAGGCGTGCGGCTATGAGGTCGCTGCCTTCTGTGACATCGAGCCTCACGCGCGCGCGGTGCTCCGCTATCATTGGCCGAAGGTCGCGCAGTTCGGCGACGTCGCAACGCTCGAGGGGTTGCGTTACGCGCAGACAATAGACCTCGTTGTCGGCGGCTCGCCGTGTCAGGATCTTTCGATTGCCGGGCGCCGCGCCGGCCTCACCGAAGGGTCGGGCACACGGAGCTCGTTGTTCTTCGATCAGGTGCGGATCTGGGACGAATGTCGCGCGCCTTACCTTATCTGGGAGAACGTCCATGGTGCGCTCTCGTCCAACGCCGGCGAAGATTTCGCCGCGGTCCTATCGTCCCTCGTGGGATCCGCCATCACTGTTCCCGCGAACGGATGGAAGCGCGGCGGTGTGGCAGCTGGACGCGAAGGAGTGGCCGCATGGCGAGTGCTCGATCTTCAGTACTTTGGTGTCCCGCAACGCCGAAAGCGCGTCGTTGTCCTCGCGGCTCGAGCCGGCGGCATCGATCCCGCCGAAGTATTGGCGCTCAGTGAAAGCGTGCGCGAGTATCCTCCGCCGCGCTTCTCGGCGCGGGAAGACGCTCCCCTCGCTATTGCGGGCAGTCTTGGAACACGTGGTAACCAGCGGCCGGACGACACCGACGGGATGACCTTCGAGCCCGATGTCGCGCACACACTCGGCACCCCGGGCGGCGGTGCGAACGACCAAGCGCGCGTCACCTTCGTCATCGGGGCGCGCCAACGCTCGCCGCGCGTTGCAGCAGTAGCGATGCGCGGCCGAGCCGATGGTGCCGAGCTCGAGCTCCTCGACGTTGGGATATCGCACGCGCTGCGAGCCCCGGGCGGCGGTTCCTCGCTCGCCGGCGTAGCCATCGAGAACCTCGGCGTCCGGATGCTGACCCCGCGCGAGTGCGAGCGGATCATGGGATGGCCGGACGATTGGACACGGTGGGGCGTCGACGCGAAGGGCCGACTTTATGAGCTGAAAGACACGCCGAGATATCGGCTCTGCGGCAACGGGATTGGCCGCGAATGGATGGAGTGGGTGGGGATGCGACTGCTCGAGGCGGTCGAGGGCAAGCTCGCGTGAAGCCGGTGCTCTGGGGCATTCCTATTGTCGAGGACCCGACCCTCGACGCGCTCCCGCGGCCGCGGCTCCGCGGCGTCGTCCTGATCGACGGACCGGCCGACGGGATCCGCTTCATCCTCGAGCCGTTCAGCGCGCACCGGCTGCCGGATGAGCTCGACTTCATCGATCCCGACGGCGGCCGGCATCGCTACTGGAAGATCGAGGGCACTTTCTTCGACGAGCTCGCGCGCTACTCGAGCGCCCTCGCCCAGGCGGACGGCTTCGGCTGATTGCAAGCCGCCCTTGCGCGGCACAAGCGGCGCTTGGCATCTTCTGGCGTGTCTCACTTGCGCGGCCGCAACGCCCTGCCCATCATCCTTCCGGCGTCCGTTCATTGCGGGGCGGCGCGCCGAGGAAAGGGACGCGGCGGTCCGAGGGCTTCGGCTCTCGGGCCGTCGTGCGTTCGGGCGACCGCGATCGCCCCCGCTCCCTGCCCTGGTGCCCAATGACGAAAAAGAAGACCCGCTCGGACACGCTCGCCGCCGCCGCCCCCGTCGTCCAGGGGCTGCAGTCTCGGATCGTCGGACACGGTGAGGTCGCGCCGGACCAGCTCCTCGCGCATCCGCTCAACTTTCGCCGGCACCCCGGCGAGCAGCTCGAGGCGCTCCGCGGCTCGCTGAACGTGCTCGGCTGGATCAAGAGCGTGCTCGTGAATCAGCGCACCGGCCACGTGCTCGACGGTCACGCGCGCGTCGAGGAAGCGCTGCGGCTCGAGCTCGGCACCGTCCCCGTGACCTATGTCGATCTGAGCGAGGAGGAAGAGCGGCTCGCCCTGGCGGTCCTCGATCCCATCAGCGGGCTCGCCTACCAGGACGAGGAAGTCCTCGGGCACCTGCTGGCCGGCCTGAGCGCGCAGGATGCGCAGCTCGACAGCTTCCTGGACCGGCTGCGGGACGACGCGAGCGAGCTCCCCGAGGCCACGCTCAAGGAATACGGCGAAGACGACGGCCCGCCGCCCGAGGACGAGGCGACCCTCGCCGGTCGCAAGTGTCCGCAGTGCGGCCATATCCTCGACGCCGAATGACAGCCGCCCCGATCGTCCCCACCCGCGCGAGCTTCGCCCCAGAGCTCACCCGGCCGCCCTCGCGCTATATCCGCGTGCTCGAGGAGCTCTGGGCGCAGCACGAGGCGCCCAGAGCCCCGGACGCGCCGACCGTCGTGTCGACCTTTGCCGGCGCCGGCGGCAGCTCGCTCGGCTACTCCGCGGCCGGATTCCGCGAGCGGCTCGCCGTCGAATGGACGCCGGTCCACGGCGAGACGTTCAAGCGCAACTTTCCGGACGTCCCGCTCTACCTGGGCGACATCGGGAAGCTCTCGGTCGCCCAGGCGCTCGAGCTCGCGCAGCTCGCGCCCGGAGAGCTCGACGTCTTCGACGGATCCCCGCCCTGCCAGGGCTTCTCGACCGCCGGCACCCGCCAGATCGACGACCCGCGCAATCAGCTCTTTCAGGATTTCACCCGACTCCTGCGAGGCCTCAAGCCGCGCGCCTTCGTGATGGAGAACGTCAGCGGCATGGTCAAGGGCAAGATGCGCGGCATCTTCGTCGAGATCCTCGGCGAGCTCAAGGCCTCAGGCTATCGCGTCCGCGCCGCCCTGCTGAACGCGGCCGACTTCGGCGTGCCCCAGGTCCGCTATCGGATGATCTTTCTCGGCGCGCGCGAGGATCTGAACATCGAGCCGACCTTCCCGGCCCTCGCTGCGCAGCGCGTCACCGTCGCCCACGCCCTCGGCCACCTGCCCATCGGCGAGCGCACGATCCGCGCCGAGGACGCCCTCGCCAAGTGGAAGCGCTCGCCCCTCGGCCACCGGAAGAAGTTCAACACGCCCAAGATCAACCGGTTGCACCCGAACGACCGCGCGCCGACGATCGTCAGCGTGCCCCCGTATCATTGGCACGTGCCTCGGCCCCTCGAGCCCGAGGAGTGCGCGCTCCTCCAGAGCTTCCCCGAGGCGTTCGCCTTCGTCGGGACCAAGGCCGAGCGACAGAAGCAGGTCGGTAACGCCGTCGCTCCCTTGATGATGCGGGCTATCGCGCTCGAGCTGCGAAAGCATATCTTGCGGAAGTAGCAAGCCGCGCTTTCACCTGACGCCTTAGGAGTCTGACACCCCGTGGACCTGACCGTGCAACACGCCCACCCCGACGAGGTGGAGCGTGAGAAGAAGCGAGGGGAGGCGCTCGCCCTCCGCATCGCCGGCCGCAGTTATCGCGTCATCGGGCGCGCGATCGGTGTCTCGCACGACACGGCCCACCGCTACGTGGTCGACGCGCTGCGCGAGCTCCGCACCCTCACGGCCGAGCGGGTCGCCGAGCTCCGGGCGCTCGAGGCGGCGCGGCTCGACGATCTCTGGTGGAAGCTCTACCCGAAGCCGGATAAGGACGGGAAGACGCCGCAGCTCTCGGCAGACAAGGCGCGCGCCCTGGCGCGAATCAGCGAGGGCCGCCGCGCGCTCTTCGGGCTGGATCTGCCGCGCTACCTGGGCGGGCTCGGGACCGAGGACGACTTCGCGGACGTGGCCGACCTCAACCGGTTGTCGACCGAGCAGCTGCAGGAGCTCGAGCGGCTGACCCTCATTGCCCAGGGCCGCGGCGCCGAAGCATTCGGGCTCGCGCCCGAGGATGAGATTTTCACCGACGAGGAACCCGCCGAGCCGCTGCCTGACGATCCGCCGCCGGCGCTCGAGCCCTGATGCAGCTGCTCCCCGATGACGCGAGCAGCTCGCTGCCGCCGCTCTCGCGCATCCAGTCCGAGCTCGCGCGCCGGTCGCTCGCCGAGTTCGTCAAGAAGAGCTGGCACGTGCTCGAGCGCAGCGAGGCGCTGCAATGGGGCTGGCACGTGCAAGCGATCTGCGACCACGTCCAGGCGCTGCTCGAGGGGCGCATCCCAAAGAACAAACTACTAATCAACGTCCCGCCCGGATCGATGAAGAGCCGCATCGTGTCGGTCTGCGCGCCGGCCTGGTGGTGGATCGACCACGCCGATTGGCGCGCGATCTTCGCCTCGGCCAATCCGCGCGTGACGATCCGCGACTCGGTTTACTGCCGCCAACTGATCGAGTCCCCCTGGTATCAGGAGAGCTTCAAGCCCGACTGGACGTTCGCCGCGGACCAGAATGCCAAGAGCCTCTACTACACGACCAAGGGCGGGCTGCGGATGGCCGTATCGGTGAACGCGGCGATCACCGGCGACCGCGCGCACGCGTTGTTCTGGGACGACCTCCTCGACGCGAAGGACGCGCAGCACGTGAGCCGCGCGAAGCGCGAGAGCGTCAACTGGTGGTATGATGTCGCCTATGCGAACCGGCTCGCGAACCCCACCACCGGCATTATCTGCGGGATCTGTCAGCGGCTGCACGACGAGGATCCGGCGGGGCACGTGCTCAAGAGCGGCGACTATGAGCACCTGAACATCCCGCAGGTCTATGAGCCGCCCAAGCGCCCGAAGGATGCGCCGCCCGATGCGCCGCCGCCGGCCAAGCCGACGACCGCGATCGGATGGACCGACCCGCGCGAGACGCCTGGGGCGCTGATGTTCCCCCAGCGCTTCTCGGCGAAGTACCTCCGCAGCGAGAAGAAGCGGCTCGGCTCGAGCATGTTCGAGGCGCAGCACCAGCAGCGCCCCAGCCCGCTCGGCGGCAAGGTGTTCCATCGCGGGTGGTGGCGCTTCTATCGCAAGCCGAATGGATGGGAGACGATGCCGCGCGACGAGCTGCTCAAGTCGCTCGGGATCACGCGCGTGGCCACGGGGTGGGACACCGCACTGACCGAGGACCGCGCGAACGACTTCACCAGCTCGCACACGATCGGCGAGGCGCCGGCGCGGTTCTACGTGCTCGCGCATTGGATGCAGCGCGTCGACTACCCGGACGTCGAGCGCGAGATCCTGATCAACTTCTCGCGATGGAAGCCGCACGGCATCCCCGTCGAGGGTGGCGGCTCGGCGAGCGGAAAGGCGGTCGTGCGCTCGCTCAAGCGCTCGAGCCGCGCGCCGTTGCTCGAGGTGAACAACATCGCGAAGGAAGTGCGCGCGTCCCTGGTGTCGCCGACCGTCGAGGCGGGGCTGGTCTATCTGCCCGAGGATGAGCCGTGGGTCGAGCGCTTCATTGATTCCTGCGCAGCATTCCCGAAAGGCGAGCACGACGACGACGTCGACAGCTTCTGCATCGCACTCGATTGGCTGCTGCACGGGAAGACGCTCACGCAGCCGCGCGCGTTCAGCGCTTGACGGATCGATCGATCCCTGCCAGCTTCGATGCGGGACGAGGAGAGTGCCGACGCCGAGAGGCCGCGGGTTCGCTGCCCGCCGTCCTTCATACAGGGTTCGATCGTAAAGCCGAGAGGATCCACGCCCCGGTAAAGAGCACCGCTTCCTCGGCGGGCTTGCGTGGATGGCCCAGAGCCGCGCCGAGCACGACGCGCGCGGGATCGACGAGTCACGGGTCGGCGGCAGTCGGTGCGCCGAATCGCGATGGAGCGGGAAGACCGAGCCGCCGCACCGAAGCGGCGACGTCTTCCCGGCCCTGCCGAGTGGTGGAGGACGAGCGGCGCGAGCTCCCCGGGGGGAGGGCTGGCGCCGCTTTCCTTGTGCGGTCCTTAAGCTCGCGCTATCGTATCTCCCATGGCCGACCGCCCCCGCTTCCTCGACCGCATCGCCGGACTCTTCGGCGCCGGTGACTCGACGCTCGAGCAGCACGTGCCGCCTGGTGTCGCCCTGGTGCCGACGAATGGCAACGGGAAGCACGCGCCCGAAGCGAAGGCGCGCAGCGGCGTGACCCTCTCGGGCTTCTCGTTCGTGCCCAACGGCGACGGCACCGCCAACATCGTGCGGCTCGGGACCGACGAGGGGCTGCAGCTCGCGACCGCTTATGCTCTCAGCGCTTACGCCTATGTCGCGATGCGCTATCGCGCCGAGAAGCTCGCCGAGCCGGCGCTGATGGTCATCCGCGAGGACAGGACCGACTCGAGCGAGGAATGGCTGCCGGAGCATCCCGCCGCGCCGCCGCTCGAGACGCCGAGCCCGGACTTCGACATGGGCGAGCTGCTCTATCGGACCTCGCTCGACATCGACGAGTCTGGCGCGTGCCTCTGGACGATGGACAGCGATCGCGGCGGCCGCCCCGCGCGCTTTACGCCGTTCTCACAACGCGAGTTCACGGTCGAGCCGACGCGCGACCGCATCCGCGGCCGCTTCATCGTCAACCGCGCCGACGGGGAGCAGGTCTATACGCCTGAGCAGGTCATCTACTTTAGCGAACCGAACCCGCACGACTGGGCGAAGGGGCTCTCGCGGCTGGATGTCGCGATGCGCTGGCTGCAGCTCAGTGAGAGCACGCGCGTGGCCGTGCGCGATCTGCTCAATAAGTCCGTGTGGCCGTCGCTCGTCGTGATGCCCGACAAGGAATGGAACCCCGAGCCAGTCGACCTCGAGCGCTATAAGCAGGAGCTCGCGCTCTACGGCAACACCAAGGGCAAGCCGCTCGTGCTCCTGGGCGGCGGGACCGCGACCGCAGTCGCTGCGCAGATCAAGGACCTCCTCCCCGAGTCCCTGCTAAATCGCGTCGAGTCCATCGTCTCGAGCGTCTTCGGCATCCCGGCGATCGTGCTGCAGTTTCAGGTCGGGATGGAGAACGCGCCCTGGTCGCAGATGGAAGAGGCGCGCCGCATGGTCACCGAGGACACGCACGACCCCCGGTGGCGGATGGTCGAGCGCATCCTCACGCGGCAGTATCTGCGGCGCGTCGACGACGACCCCACGGTCTTCATCAAGTTTGACCGCTCCACCATCAAGGGGCTGCAAGCCGACCGGCTCGAGCAAGCGCAGCTCGCGCAGCTGGCCGCGCGCGATACCTCGCTGAATGAGCGGCGGCAGCTGATGGGCTTCGATCCGCGGCCCGAGCCGGAAGCCGACGAGATCGAGGCGCTCAAGCCTCCGCCGCCGAATCCGTTCGCCGCATTCGGCGGCAGCGCCCCAGATCCCGACGAGGAGGTCGATGGCGCCGCCGCGGATGAGGACCGGGACGAGGACGAGGACGAGGAGGACGAGGCGAAGGGACGCTACGCGCTCCTCGAGCCGACCGAGAGGGCCGCCGCGCGCGCCGCCGCATCCCGGCAGCTGCGCGGGCTGCTCGAGGGCAAGGCGCGCCGGGGGCCGATCCTCAATCCGAGCGCGGTCACGAATGCCGAGCGCGCCGGCTATGAGCTCACCTGGCGTATCCTCGCCGAGCGGAACCTCGAGACGGATAAGCATCGCGTCGCCGAGCTCGCCGAGCGGATCCTAGGCCGGGACGAGAAGGGGCGCGAGCTCAAGGGGTTGGACGACGAGCCGAGCAAGCGGAAGCTGCAGCGGTTCTTCTCCGCGCTCGCGACCTACTACACGGGCGAGAGCGAGCCGCGTTGGAAGCGGATGACGGACCCGCTGACGATCAACGGCGCCACGCGCGAGGCGAGCGGCGTCCTGTCCACGCTCGGCGTCCGCTTCGACCTGGTGCAGCCCGAGATTGTCGGCTTCGCGCTCGAGCAGAGCGCCACCCTAGTGAAGGAGATCAGCGAGACGTCGCGCGAGTTCCTGCGGCTGACGGTCGCGAATGGCGTAGAGAACGGCGAGAGCGTGCGGAAGATCGCCCAGGCGATCCGCGACGACCGGACCTTCTCGCCGGCGCGCGCGAAACTGATCGCCCGGACCGAGACCACCAAGGCGCAGAACGGCGCCGCCGCGGAAGCCCTGAAGACCTTCCAGGCGCGCACCGGGCGCGTGTTCGAGAAGGTCTGGGAGACACTCGGCGACGGGCGCGTGCGCGACGAGCACGAGGCGATGCAGGACGAGCGGGTCCCGGTCGCTGCTACCTTCTCCAATGGCTTGCCCTATCCGTCCGAGCCCAACTGTCGCTGTCGCGCACGCTACGTCGAGGTTATCGCACAATGAAGACAATCAAGCAGCAACTCTCCGCGCTCGAGGCCAAGCGCCTGGGCTTCAAGTCATCCGGCACCGCACGGATCGTGCTCGGGCGCCTCAAGGTGCGCGACCGCGACGGCGACCTGCTCGAGGAAGATTTCGTCGCCAACCCCGGCGAGGACGTGCCGGTGTCGGTCTGGAATCATTCGTTGATCAAGGAGCCCGGCAGCGCGCGCGCCGGCGTGGGTCGCGTCTGGGTCGAGGGCGATGAGTTCGGCGCCGATATCGAATGGGACGACACGCCCGAGGGGAAGGCGACCTGTGCGCGCGTGCTGAAAGAGCGGCCCGATTGGTCGTGGGGCTTCCCCGAGCCCGAGACGCGGACGCCCACCAAGGAAGAGAAGGCGGCCGGCATCAAGCGCGTGATCGTCAAGGTGCCGGTGCTCGAGCTCTCGCCGGTCGACCAGGGCGCCGGGATCGCGCAGGGCACGCTCGAGGCGTGCTGCGGCTCCTGCAAGAGCAAGAGCGCGTGCTCGCACGTCGGGGCGCCAACGCTCGAGGGCGCGAGCTGCAAGTGCGCGGGCTCCTGCAGCTGCGGCAAGACGACGCCCGAGCCGAAGAGCGCGACCGAGGACGACGACGAGGAGCTCGTCGAGGCGCCCGACGTGAGCGCCCTCGACCGCTTGATGCTCGCGCGGCTCGGCGCGCCGGCCGATGCGAAGGAGTCGGACCGCGACCGCTCCGAACGGATCCGCGCAGCGATCTCCGCGCGAGAGGGCGAGGAGTTCGGGATCTGGATCGAGGACACCTTCACCGACGAGGGCGCCGTCGTCTATACGCGCACCGCGAAGGACGGACCCTTCTTCAACGGGCAGCTCTTCCGCGTGAGCGTCGAGGAAGATGAGGAAGGCAATATCACGCTCGGCGAAGCTGTCGAGGTGCGTCGCTCTACCGCATACGTTCCGGCCGCTTGACTTGACCGCCGGGGGATAGTGCCCCCAGATTGTCCGCAGCATCCTGCCACCCAACAGCCCCAGGGCCGACCTATGAAGACCAGCCAGCTGCAGAAGGACCTCGACAAGATCATGGGCGAGGCCTCTGATCTCCAAAAGAAGTTCGAGGGCAAGAAGTGGGAGAAGAAGGAGCGCGAGCGCTTCGAGTCGCTCTGCGCGGGAGGCAAGGAGCTTCAGGACTCGATCGAGGCCGAACAGATGTGGGAGAATCTCAAGGCGCGCGAGCGGCAGCTGCGCGACGTGCCGGATCCCTCGCTCCCCAACGCGAAGCGCCACGCGCCCGACACCGCGAGCGAGTCGGCGATCGCCGGCTATATCTCGCTCGGCGATGCGGTCGTCGCGTCGCAGCAGTTCCACGAGTGGGCGAGCAAGGGCTATGCGCGCGGCAATCACGCGATCATCAATCTCGAGGCCGCGCTCCTGGGCAAGCACACGCGCAAGGGGCCGACCGGCGAGACGCTGGTGCCGCTGACGAGCAAGGGCCGGCAGATGTTCGAGGAGTTCCTCGGCACCAAGGAAGCGAAGGCGATCCCGACGCTCGGCGCCGGCGTCATCGATCCGACGCGCGTCGACCGTATCCCGCAGGTCACCGCCGACGATCGGCTGCGGATGCGCGATATCCTCGCGAGCGGCACCGTCTCGACGGGCACCGTCGAGTATGTCCGCGAGGAAGCGGTCACCGGCTCCGCGGCCGAAACGGCGCACGGCGACGAGAAGCCCGAGCTCTCGGTCGAGTACTCGCTGCAAAACGCGCCGGTCCGCACGATCGCCGGCTGGATGCCCGTGCAGCGGCAGCAGATCGAGGACTGGGCGCAGCTCCGCTCCCTCATCGACACGCGGCTGCGCTACAGCGTGCAGCGGCGCGAGGAAGAGCAGCTCATCTTCGGCGACGGCACCGCGCCGAACCTCGAGGGGCTCGCCGTGGTGAGCGGCACCCAGGACATCGCGAGCAATGGGCGATTCGACCCGACCGCGTCCCCGGGCGCCGCGCACACCCTCATCGACGCCGTGCGCATGGGAATCACGGACGTGCGCGTCGCGGGTGGCGCCTACGAGCCCAACGCGCTGATCATCCATCCCTACGACTGGGAAACGATCCTGATCGAGAAGGGGACGGACCAGCGCTATGTCTGGGCGGTCGTGCCCGATGCGAACGGCGACCGGATCTGGGGCGTGCGCGCGGTCGAGGCCGTGGGCGCGCAGCACCGCACGAGCGGCCGCCGCGTCTTCATCGTCGGCGACTTCCAGGTCGGGGCGCAGCTCCTCGACCGGATGATGCTCACCGTGCAGGTTGGCCTGATCGACCGGCAGTTCGTCGAGAACATGATGACGATCCTCGCCGAGAACCGGGTCGCGTTCCCGATCTACGCGCCGGCCGCGTTCGCGCTCTTCGAGACGGCTGAGGGTGCGAGCTGATCCGCAGTAGGTCCTGAAGCACCGAGCCCCGCGTCGCGCCACCAAAGGCGGCGCGGGGCTTCCCTCTTCCACCCGTTCGGAGG